CAAAGAGCAAAAAGGAATGGAAGAGAGACCAGAACTGATACAACAAGATTTCTCACATGTTAATGTTAATGGTGTTAAAGCTAATATAATTGAAAGGAAAGTATACAATCAAACCATCAAGCTAACTTTAGCACAGTATACAGCTATTAAGAATGAAGCAATTAATAAAGACATGAATTTAGATGAATTAAGAGAGATCTTGATTAATAAAGGTTATAATTTATTAGACATTGATGATTTTCTTGCAATAGATCGTCATGAAATTAATGGAAATAATAAATTTTCAGTTGGCATACAAACAACAGATAATATAGATATTGATATACAAACTAAGACAATCAATACTAAACAATTTAAAATACCAACACGTAAAATTGTGGATAAAATAAATAAGAAATTAAAATCAGTAGCAGCATTACCTGAATTAACATACCATTTAAAAACTAAATATTTCATGACATATAGAAATATTAATTTAGTTAACAACTTGGTAAGAGATGCAAGAATATGGATGTTAAATAATAATTATAAATTAGACAATGAAGAAGATTATTATATCTTAACTCAATCAGTAATGGCTGCATATACAATAGATGAACAAGAACTTAAATTTAGGCAAATAATTAAGAATGCAGATAATTTTGATAATATGGTTCATCTTAATGAAACTTTAGAAGGTAAAATTAGAACAAATTACTTCAATCCGCTGCGTGAGAAGCGAGGCATTTTTGCTACTGAAGTAAAATTACCTCAAAAACCATTAATTATTTAATATTGTCCGAATGTTAAACCTTGTATATGTACTGGTATTACACCATTAGCACAAACATATAATGGTAAAGAAAAATACAAGATTAATATATGTAACATTCTGACTCACTCTTTTAATAATTACATTGAAATATATAAGCATAATTTCTTACAAGAACATACTTATTATAATAAATGTTATTGTAATGAATATGCAGCATTAATTAATAGACATATACTTAAACCATTAGATAGTTATAACCCAGTTAAAACCATAAGTTTACTGGAGCCAATATTAAATAAAGTAATAGAGGCTATTAAATTTAATGCTGATGCTTATAATTTTAATGAAGTTATGAGTAATACCAGAAAATGTATATATAGTAGATATAGAAAAGCCTATCTTAACCTATTAAATCGTAGATTAACTCCAAATGAAATTAAAGGTCATCTTGAGGCATTTGTCAAATATGAAAAATGGAATTTAGAAAAAATAGAACAAGGTAAATCCCCCCGCATAGTACAACATAGAAGTTATGAATTTTTATTTGTTAATAAAGCATACGTTTTACCTATAGTTAAACAACTTAAACAATGTACCATTAAAATTGATAATCAACCTATTAACACAATATTTATGAAATATTACAAAAATTTTGAGCAAATTGACATAATACATAATGCTTGGCTAAGCTATACTAAACCATGTTGTTTATGTTATGATATGAAAGCATTTGATGGACATGTTACATCAGCATTATTAGAAATAGAACATAAATTTTGGACATCATTCTATACTGGCAAAGACAAAGAAAACTTTCAATATATATTAAAACATCAAATTTTAAATAGAGGCATCACACAGAATGGTATATATTTCAAAAAATATGGTAGTCGAGCATCTGGTGATTATACAACATCAGATGGAAATTCATTAATTAATTATTTAATGTTAAGATCATATATGGGAGAAATTAAATGCCATATTTTTGATTGTGGTGATGACAGTTTAATAATTTTAGACCAATCTGATTTAAAATTAGTTAAACCTTTGAGCTATTTTAATATATTTGGAATGGAATGTGAATGTGATAGAATATCAACAATATTTGAAGACATTAATTTTTGTCAATGTAATCCAGTCAATATCAATGGTAGATATAGATTTATTAAAGATCCAATTAGAACTATTTCAAGATCAACTATTTGTCCATCACAATATATAAAATGTCTTGATAGATATTTAGCTGGAATAGGATTATGTGAATTAGCATCAAATGTAGGCGTACCAATTTTACAAGCTTGGTCATTAAGGTTACTTTATGACTCCGGCTTCAATAAACCTTTAGGTAGTATTAATAAAGAATTTTCATTATTTACCAATTTAGATCAAATAAAAATTACAGATATTGATTTTCAAACTAGATTATCATTTCAAGATGCATTTAATATAAGTGTATGTGAACAAATGGATCTTGAAAGAATAATCTTAGCCGGAAATTCAATAAGTAACCCAAAACTTATTAACTTTATAAACAAATATAAAAATTTTCATAAACACTAATGAACTCTACAGTCCCTAGACAAATACAAAAACTAAATTTACCTAAGAATTTAAGTAAATTTAGAAAGAAAAATAACAAAAATAAAATCATCTACAATGATCCTTTTGCCCAATGTGTTCTCCACCCTTTTGATGGACCAATGCATCGTTTGAATTCTTTACCTGATGGTGATAATTCACAAAGATTATTGATTGATCATAGCTCATATACTGATTTCACTATTAATTCTGGTGGCAGTATTTCCATGCGTATTCTACCAACATTACCATATAATGTATTATATAAACCAGGTACTGGTACAGTTTATACAATTACTGATCCAGTATTAGGTACTAATACAGGAACATGGGGATCGAATAAATCAAACGTTTGGTGTCCTGCAAACTCAATTAATCAGTATACTAGCATTATTACATCAAATAATCTCGGTACAACAGTTAGTCCACCATATAACCAAACTAAATGCAGATTAATTTCATTAGCATGGCGATTAATCTACACTGGTACTGTATCAAATGGTAGCGGTGTAGTCACTTGCCGTGATATACCAATTAATGTAGATGCATATTCTACTATTTCTGCTAATGGTTTATATGGTTGTACTAATGATAACGGTTCCGGCGGTTTAGTCACTACTGCAACAAATGTTGCACTAGTTGATTTTCCATCAGGTGCTGGTGCAATTGATGTTGGTAAATGCGTATTTACTAGACTTGATGAAAATCCATGGGGTATTGTTAAACGTAATTCACGAATTTATAATTGGTCACCGTTTACTGAACAACCATTTACATTGATTAGTTCAAGTACAACTTCAGGAGCAATTATAAATGCAACAACAACTCCAATCACTTGTTTAGTTGCAAATCCTAATTCTTCTTTAGTAAATATTGGAATAAATTACTTTAGTAGTGATTTTAATTCAACTGAAATCTATTTAAGTACATTAGCAAGTAATGTATCTTATAGGCTTGAAGTTAAAGCATGTTATGAATACATGGTACTACCTTCATCACCAGTTTATTCATTAACTAAAACTCCTGCTAAAGTTAATTTAGAATCAATAACAGCTGTTCAAGAAAAACAATCGACTTTACCTGCAGCATTACCCAATGGAACTGTAATCAAAAATCCACCAATAGTTAACCCTCAAAAAGTAGCTAACGAATTAAAATCTGAAATTAAACAAACTAAATCCATAATGCAAACAATTGGTAGCTGGTTTACTTCAGAAAAACCACCTCAAGTCAAATCACCACCAAGACCTAAAGTTGGGAGTAATCGCAAGACCTAGAAGAATAATTTTAGGCCCTAGAGGTAGACCCAATTTAGCAACTCTTTTTCAAACCTTAATTTAAAATAAAATGCTATGGTACCAACAGACCTGGGAAATCTGTTGAAGAAACCTCTTCAGACGCAAGGCTGAAATAGCACAAAAAATACAAAAACATTAGTTAGAAAAGTTCGGAATAATATTGTGGGATCCGATTACATATATTGATATGACTACATGTTAGTCATACCTCCC